CCCAATTGCATCCACCCAGTGGTCACGCTTCTCAGGAGACCATGTCAACCGAGACACCTTGAGGAGGAGCATCATGGAAGCAACATCGTGTGGTTGTAGTTGGGTGCTTTCCCGACGGTCAATGATGCGACGAATATACGTTGTCCATAACTCTGCTGTTGTGCGGAAGTCGTCAATCGGATCACCGTAAGCGTCGTTGCGATCACCGTTGACCAGTGTCTCCGCCTCCTTTAGCACATCAGAACGGTTATTAAAAGGCTGTGAACTCATAACATCTCCTTGTTGTAAATATCTATAAGACGGGCAAAACCCATCAAAGTCTGTACTCGTACACAATTAACATCTTTGTTCCATGGCTGGTCATAAACCACTGGGAAAACATTAGGGCACTCTTGAAGACTCCTAATGTTGTTAGGGCTGTCTTCCAACATGAACCCCATGGAGCCTTCACTGATGAGGTGCGAAAAGATTGTCTTATCCTCGGTAAAGTGCAAACTGTCAGCCTGAACCAACCAGTGGTCAAGCCACCAAGTGGTGTCAGCCCATGCTTGGGGCGGGCGGGCAGTGATGATATGGATATTGATACCCATCTCTCGGATTACTTTTAAAGATGCATGGGTGCCAATAGGTGGTTCGCCATGCAAAAAAACGCCTGCATGTGATGCCTCCATAAGCAGGGCACTGTACTCTTCAAAAGACAGCCCCCAATCCTCATAGAAATGCCAATGGGTAGGAGGTGCAAGAGGGGTGTCTAAAGCCTTGGAACAAAACTTGTAAAACTCTTTATCAAAAGGATAAATGACCCCGTCAAGGTCAAGGGCAATATCAGTAATCATGTTGTCTCCGTACGCCGTATTTACGGGAAGAATACTACTTGTTGGTAGTCTCTGTCAACCCTCGTCGGAATCAATGATCTCTGCGTACATTGCATTCGTAGCATCAGGGCTTAAGCCACCCCCCGGCAACTGCCGAGCAGTCTCTCCTGCTTTGGCACCGAATAGACGTGAGAGCACACCTGCACCACCTCGGGCTTCAACTTCTAGACGAACCATTTCACGATTGTCAGAGATGTTTTTAAACTTGTCTACAAGATTAAATACACGATCCATTTCTTGTGACAAAGTTGGGTCAAGACCCTGTCCTTCTAGTTCTTCAGCAAACCTAGCGAACATGACACGCCCTACTTGCATCTCAATTAATGCTCGCATAGCAGACTGAAGTTGGTCTTTTGTGCGGATCTCTATAGGAAGTTTGTACGCACATTCCATATGTTCTTGAAATGCAGGACATCTATTGCTCAAATAGCAACTATCGCATTGCCTCAAAGGGTTGGCGTTGTACCTTAAAACGGGAATCGTTTCAGGATTCACAACAATAGATTCGCCTTCACTATCAAGGGTTTGCGTACCCATTGACACAACCTCTTCTACCCCCATAACGGGTAGTAAGATACGGTCAACACCGTGCCTCTTATTTGGTACCCCGATAGTAAGATTTGACCCCTGAGAAACCCCAGAAGTGAAGGGTGCCGTTCTATGGTTGATAGCAACTATTTGCCCATCCGTGGACTGCTCTGACTCGTCGTCATTGTCATCATTCATAAGGTCATAGCCCCCAAAAGTATGTGTTTCCCATTGTTGCCAAGAACGTATAGCGAGAGTGCCAACAGCCTCTACATCGTCCGCCAGTACAGCGTCATAGTCAATACCAAGACGAGTAATGTCAGCACGATGTTTACGACGGGCGCTCTCTTTTTGCTGTGCTGGGTACCGACGTAATCCGTGGTTGTCCCACACTTGGGTTTCCCCATAGCGGATGGCGCTAGTCCACGATCCGATTACAACAGAATCCCAATTTACTTTTTCAATTAGGTCGGGTTTGCTGGTGATTCCGATGAGACTGGCTCCCCATCGTTGAGCCAAGGAGTTGATTCGCTGGACGTTCTTCGGGGTGATCGCTTTGTCGCTGATGGCAGAGCGTCCGTATCGCTGGCAAATCCACGCCAGTCTCTCCAAATCCTTTTCGTCGTTCCATATGGGAACATAGCGGTCTCCTAACCATGTGCCGTCATACTCTGCTCGCCCAATAACTACCGACAGGCTGTCAGCGTGATCACGTATAAAAGAGTCATAACGGTCGGTGTCTTCGTCGCCTTCAGAAGTGTATAGAAGGATTTCTCCACCTTTAAATAGAGTTTGTAGATCCAACTCTTTTCTTTTGGGAATGGGAAAATGGGTCAAGTTAATACCGAAACGTGTCACCCCATTAGCGAGCAACATGTTTCGGTATGATCCTTTTTCGGCACCGCCAAAAAAGACCTTCACTCCCATCCACTCCTACGCCACAACGACGGGCTGTGGGCGCTTTCCACCATCAGACGTTCACCGATGTCGTGGTACAAGCGAAGGATTTCTACGCACAAATCGTCGCCCTGTTCAAAGGCTTCTTCTTCCTCGGTTGTCCAAGGCTCACCATCGTGGGTAGCGCAAACAGGAGGACCACAGTAACTGTTTTCCATCCCGTATTGAATCCACTCGGTGTATGACATTGTAATTTTTTTATCTTCAGATAACATCTCTTGAATTGCTCCAGTTCTTTTCGGCTCTTGCTAGTGCCTGTGATTCAATCTCCTGAACTAGCGTATCCCAACCTTTGACCTGACGTTTTGTTTCCCACTCAGGACGAATGGTGTGAGGGATGGTGACAAGAAGAGTAGATATACCACTTCGGATCACCCCTGCCACTGCCTCGGGGTCTGCGTCAATATACCAATCAATCTTTCCGTATACGGCATTCATAGAGAGAACACGGTCAATTTTAGACTGCGAGTCAGTACTCTCAATGATGTCAATCGTAGAGGCTTTAAAACCCTCCCGTTTGAGCCAATCCATGAAGACGGGTGTATTGGTGATTCCAGTGCCCAAGACGGCTATACGCCCATTGTAGGTCGTTACAAAGGAGTTCCACAGGCGACGTCCCTCGGGAATAGGTTGACGTGCTCCCATCTCTTTATTTGGCGCTGCTAAAACGTCAAAAGAGAAAAGGATCATTAGTCATACATCCTTTTTTCAATACGGGCACGGTGGGTGTAGTACTCAGCAACAGGGCAGTACATACACACGTACTGGCGAGCCTCTTTAGGTACGCCCACTTTTCGTCCAATTGTCTTGTCGTCTGCACACCAATCAAGGCAACCTTCTTTAGGACGGTTGTGCCGATTAAAACACTTGAGAGCGTCTACCTTGAGTTCGTCACGAAAATCTCGGATGTAGACATCTTGTTCTTTAAGTTCATTTTTAATGGCTGTTTCAACATCAAGTTTTGACGCAGTTTCAGAGTCTGTGCGATAGATGAGTGCTCTACAGTTATCAGGGTCAGGAATCTGTGCGTTGTGACGATCACAGAGTTCACGTAGTTCCATGTCATACTCAGGAGGTCCGTCATAGGGACGCATCTTGTACATGACTCCGTGCGTTTTACATACCAAAAGACGTTCATACGCTAGGTCAGCCATCTTGTACTCCTTATTTTATTAATTGAATTAAAAACTTAATTGTGTCTTTTAGTGAAACAAACCAGTGTTGGCGTAAGCCGTATTAACCATATCAACTACGTTATATTGTGGCTGGAGTTGGGTGCGACGAATCTGTACGTTATTCATGTCTACCTCACCACCACGGTCAGGGGTGAGCGACTTGTGTGAGCCATCGCAGGCTCCCAAACGAAGATCCATGTTCATTGAGCGAGAATCATTAACTGCCATACATTAATCCTATCATGTCCAGCCTGAAGAGGGTCGTGACCATGAGCGGTTCATGGTACGAGACTTTGCAGGAGAAGAAGCGGGGCGGGAAGGGTTTTTAGCGGGATACATAGAGCCTAAGTTAGCGTTGATGCTCGCAGGGGAACCTTTACCAACAAACGGAAGTGGAGCGGGCGCTGATGCAGGAGCAGGCTTAGGAAACATCTTTGTTAAGTTAGCGTTGATTGCTCCGGGGGAGCCTTTGCCAGTAAGAGGCATAGTGGGGTTAGATTTTCCATAGCCATATGCATCTGCATACTTATTGGCTACTTGGTTGGACTGTGACGCTTGAGAACCTTGTTGGTAAGCACCTTGCCACATGTCTACGCCTTTGTTATACGACTCAGTTTGCTGGGTGTTGTAATTTTGATATTGCTTAAAAAGGTCTGCGCCACCTTTTCCGATGGCACGTCCCATCGTGGCGACGCCACCTTCACTACCTGCGCCATATCCTTGGTAGTTTTCACCTCGCCAAACTTGATTGATACCGATGGAAGGCGGATGGTAACCGCCTCCACCCCCACCGCCCATGCGCCCAGCGGAAGGGATACGCCCTTGTGCTGTCCACCTGTTACGGCGGTTTTCCGCAAAATAGAGTTCACTGTTAACTTTGTCTGCAAACACAGCCCCTGTTGCTAAGTTGTCCCATGTACCTGCCATTACGCACCTAAACTTTGCATTGAGTAGCGACTAGAACCGCTAAATGAAGGGTCTACAAAACCATTACGGAACATCACAGGAGCACCCGACAACCATGAACGGTTTGTAGGGAAGTTGCGATCAATATTTAAAACATCCATAATTCCCAAAACCTGCTTAGACATGCCTCTTGTGTCTGTAAACAATTGTTGTGGCACTGCGGGGCGAATCTTCCTGATCGTGTCAGGGTCAGAGATAGCCGACTGCAATGCTTGGTCAACAAGCGTTTCAGAACGTGACTGGCTGGGCTTATAGGGATACTGAGGCATGTGTTAGCCGTAACTGCTTCTTTTAACTTGTTTTCCGTTGGTCATTAAACGCTTTGTGTAGCCATTGCTTACGTTGCGTCCGTCATAATGCGCCAGCGCTTGTTGCTCTTTGTTGGTAGTCAAATGCGTTGTGTATTTTCCACCTTTTTTGCGAGTCTGCACTTCATAAGTATTTTCCGAAGGTTCTTCACCTTCACCTAAATACCTATTGTATTGTGCCATTCCTCGGTCAACTTTACGGTTTGGATGATCACGGGTGTCTTCGCCGTTGGGCATATTTATTCCTTATCTTCTTTAGATGTGTCAGTATCTCTAGCATCATCAAGCATCCCTATTGACGAAAGAAATGCAGGATGGTTTTGCATAGGATGCCCAAAGTCAGCGTAGACAACATTGTCTACACGCCTATTTGGATGACGGGAAGTGTCTTCACCTTTTGCCATTATTTACCTTTATCTCAGTAACCATCATGAGGGGCTACATGAGCGGTGGTGTTACCGTACACTTTGTATTGTTTTCCAACAACGCCTCCCCAAGTAGCGTGGGATGGTTCTTGTTGTACTGTCAAAGCATCTGTGGAATCTCCCCCAGTGCTTTCAGCACTAAACATATGACTTCCCCCAACATTTCCCATGTATGTTCCTACCTGTTCGTATGACTTTACATGTTCCCTACTAACCTTGCGGTTTGGATAGTGAGCGGTGTCTTCGCCGTTAGCCATTGTCAGTCCTCGTATTTATCTGATGAATAACCATGATCGTCAACAATTTCGGC